GCCAGTCAGTGGCGGCCTCAAGCGTAACCCTGCGAGGAACGGGTCGTACATCCGGATAGAAACACCGGGTAGCACAGGGGCTGGTTAGGCCCTCCGAAGGGGATACCGGTAGAATTACCAATCGATGCTTAACTCATCAGGCGCACAAACAGAGGACAAGTCACTGCACAGTACAATCCGCTTGGCGATAGCCAGTGCGTCAACAATCCCGAACGTGTCTCCATAGGCATCCATGAGGAACTCCCTTGTCTCGTCCTCACTGATGACGACACTCTCGTTCACGATAGCGTGTTCGAGTCGGTCAACGTCAACCCCTGATGTTCGAGTGTACCATGAAAGTTCGGTTCTGTCCACAACTGCATAACCACCTTCCGCCCTGTAGCGCATTAAAAACAGGTCGCGAAAGATGGGGAAATGTCTAAACTCGTAGGCGTAGCTCAGCGCCTTGCCAGCCATGTATGAGGAGTCGGAGATCGCCTCATTCTTGCTGGTTCGTGCGTTGAACCGGGCCAATGCCTTACCGAGTTTGGGCATCATGCACGGTGTGTCAGAATCTACCAAAAGCCGTCTGGAAAGAAAAGTGGCCGCACCTTGAAGCTCCGGAGTGCACCCCGTGAGCTTCATGCGCGTGTTGACCTCCACCCACTCGGACCAGTGGGAGCAGTTCACTTTGTGTTTGAACACACCCAGAAAATCATCGCCCAAGATCAAAGCTCTACCACTGTTGCCAGTGGCGGCCATGTAGCACGATTCAATGGTGGCATTCCAGACGCTATTCCGAACAGTAGTGATCGTAGTCCCAGTTGGCAGCTGATTAGCTAACATGGCACGGTGGCCATGAACCAAACTCTTCACGCGAAACTTCCTCATATCAGCGAGCAAACGGATAAACCATGAAGGTGCACCATGCAGTTCAGCCACGTGCCCGAAAAGCTCCGTTGCAAACTTGCGCTGTCTGAGGTCATTCGCGGAAAAGTCACCTTCCGCCACGTGGCGATTCTCAAAATGAGCCTCTGCCAGGTGGGAGACCAGTTCCGGGCCCTGCCTCTTGTAGGCGGTCCGGTAGGCAACTGGTCCGATGGGTTGCTTGGCCATCGTCGCATCCACACGCTCCATAAGGAGCATGCAAACGGGGCCGGTCAGGGCATTAAAGTGGTCGTTCCCCTCATAGATTAGCCTAGGGGCCCACTTATTGTCGTATCGCTTTAACAATGCCTCGACCTTCACTGATAGCGTTTTCTCGCCAAGATAACCAGGATCGCTTTCGCAATCGAAAAGCTCCAAAAGAGCTTTCTTCATGCGCGTTTGTTTGACAGGATCCATCTTGGCAAGCCAACGTTCAGTGGCAACCTCATCTACGTCCCATTCTGGTAGAGCTGTAGGCAAGACCCGGAGCCACAATCGGCGTGCGGAATCTTTGAATGCCTCCGTGCAATCATCGTCATCGTCCGGCTGACTGTTGCTGCGCTTGTCGAAGGCAGCAAGGTACGAATCAAATGATTTGGAGTCGGTGATCACAGGTTCTGCGCCTTCAATGATCGGGCCCAGCTGATTTTGTCGGCTGCTGGGCTCGATCCTGGATTTGAACTCGTCGAAAACCTGAGGCACATGGGGTACATATGTGCGTACAGGCACGACGGTCAAATGACCTGTGTTTGGAACGAGTTCGTCAAACTCGTCACCGTGATGTCTACTAGCTTCCCGGTCGACCCGGTTCCCAGGTTTCGCCCGCGAGCGGGCGGCCCTAGTATACCGGTGCGACATGGTGTCGCGGGTGTGGTGTCTACGTGTGTGTGTGGTGTGTGTGTTGTGTGTATT